CGGGGAGGGTGACCGCGGGGGTCCCGCGCATCGGCACCGCCAGCGCGGCGTGCAGGACCACCGCGGTGTCGGCGTGCGCGGAGCCCCACAAGTCGTTCGCGCCCAGCAGCTGGTAGTGGCGCGCGCACTCCGCGGCCTCGGCGGCCGGGGGGGCCTGCCGCCACGGGCGGGCCACGGGCCCGTCGTCGACCTGCACCCCGGTGACGTCCAGCCACGACTCGGCGGCGGCGGTGCCCGAGGGGGTCCACACGACCCGCACCCCGATCTGCGTGGCCGTGGCGGGGAGGGTCCCGGTGGCGGTGGCGCGGACGAACGGCCCACCCGCCGCCACGGACACCGCCGCGTCGACGGGCAGGGTCTGCCCGGTGAACCCGGCGGCCAGGTCCTCGTCCGCCCCCGTCCCGGCCGCGACCTGCAGCCGCACCGTCCCGGTGTGCCCGGGCCCGGCGCGCAGCCACGCCGAGACGGTGACCTGCCGCCCGGCCCACGGCCACGACGACCCCGAGCGCACGCCCTGCCCGCAGATCACCTCCCACGTACCGGTGTCCCCCGCCGCCCGGAGCATCCGCAGCGCGAACCGGGGCCCGGCGGCGTCGACGGCCCGGGTCAGCGGGGTCTGGTACCACGACGCGCCGGTCGCCCAGAACCCGCGCCACACCAGCCACCGGTCCGCCGCCCAGCACCGCCCCGCGCCCGGCCCCGTGGAGAACGCACCCGTGGTACCGCGCTGCCACACCTCCATGCCGCCGTTGACCAGCGGACCGGGCGCCCCGTCCCCGGCGAGAGGGACCGGCTGCCACGCGGCGCCGTCCCAGACGACCAGGCGGCCCAGGGTCGCGTCGAGCACCACCCGCCCCGTCCACCGGTCCGCGCCGGCCAGGGCGGCGACCTGCGCCGACGTGTACGCGGGGTCCAGGCGGGCGTCCACCGCCTCCGCGAGCGCCTGCACGTCCTGCGGGACGTTGTTGACCTGGGACCCGGCCGGCCAGGGCAGGCCCTTCGCGCTCGTGGGCATCCGCGGTCCTCTCGCTCAGGCCGGCGGGAGCCGGGACAGGTCGTCGTAGGTCGCGCCGAGCCCGGGCAGGGTGTCGTAGGTGCGGCCGGTGCCCGTCAGGTAGTCGTAGGTCGCGCCGACCAGGAGCACGAGGTCGAGCACGTACCCGGCCGGCTTCTCCGACAGGACGGCCGCGCGGGTGGCGTCGGGGTCGGCGCACTCGGAGGCGAGGACCTCCACGCGCAGCCCCCACCGCCCGCCGAACCGCGGCACCACCCGCACCCACCGCGAGCCGGTGAGCGTCCACCCCGCCGCCCGCCGGATCGCGTCCACCGTGCAGGTGCGCCGGGCGAACGCCGAGACCACCTCGTCGCGGCGCTGCGCGGGCGGCACGGGGGCCAGGTCCACCCCGGCCACGGCGGCCAGCGCGGGCAGCCACCCCGCCGGCGCCGCCGACGGGTGCAGCCCGCACACCCCCCCGGGCGCCGTGTCGGGGTCGAGGGCGTCGAGGAGGTCCCCCACCTCCCCCACGGTGCCGCCCACCCCGTCCAGCCACGCGGCCAGGTCCCCGCCGTCCGCCGCCCGCACGTAGTCCGGGAGCAGCTCCCACACGGCCCGCCCGCCCCGCGTCACCGGGGGCGTCACACGACCACGACCGTGACCGTGCCCGCCTGCGCCAGGCCGCCCGGGCCGGGCACGGGCACGTCCGCGCCGGGGGAGTCGACGGCGACCACCGACTCCACCCCGGGCACCTCCCCGACGGCGACCGCCACGTCGAGCACGCGCACGGGGGCGTCCCACGTCCACGCGCCCGGGTCGCACCAGGCGCGCAGCGCCGCCGCGGCCGCGGCGCGGACCACCACCGGGTCCGCGCCCGACGCGGCCGACACCCGCACCGCCAGGTCCACGGTGGTGACCGGCGGGGTGGCGACGTGGACCGTCTTGCCCGCCTCGCTCATCCCCTGCAGCGTGGCCGCGAGGTCGTAGCGGGCCTGCCCCGACCAGGCGCCGCCGGGACCCCACACCTCCACCGTGACGTGCCCGCCGTCCGCGCCGGGCGCGCCGCCGGAGCCGGGGTCCCACAGGTCCACCGCGTGCGCCCGCACCCCCGCCGGGGAGGACGCCGCCACCCAGCGGGCGTACTGGTCGGCGTGGTTCAGCGACGCCCGGGCCAGGGCGAGGGCGGACTGCGCGCGGACCATCCACTCCGCCGACGTCTCCGCCGCCGCACCCCCCGCGACCGCGGCCACGACGGTGGCGGCGGCGGCGCCGGGCACCGCGTCGAGCAGGTCCACCGCGGTGCCCACGGCCACCGCCACCGGGCCGGCCTCGGCGGCCGCGACCGGCAGCAGCACCGTCGACGCGGCCGTCACCGACACCGGCGACGTGGTCACCAGCTCGGCGCCGCCGCCGGGGTCGCGCATGCGCAGCCCCGCGGGCACCGTGACCGTGCGCGGCGGGTCGAGGACCACCTCCACCACCCCGGTCGACGCGGACCCGTCCAGCGCGGGCAGGCCCAGCCAGCCCAGCACCGCGGCCACCGTGTCCGGCACGACCCGGCCCGCGGCGTAGACGAGGTCCGCGGCGGCCACCGCGAGCGCCTCGAGGAGCACCACCTCCACGCTGCCGTTGCGCAGCGCGAACCCGGCGTCGGCGAGGCGCGCGGCCATCGCGTCGACGGCGGTCTGCGGGTCCAGGTCGACCGGGGCGATCCCCAGCAGCCCGAGGTCAGGGGCGGCCATCGCCGCCGGCCCAGGTGACGTCCACGTCGACCTCCACCCTCCCCGGACCGGCGTCGCGCACCGCGACGGCGGCCACGGACAGCTCCGGCTCGCACTCCTCCACCGCCGAGGCGACCGTGTCCGGGTCGACGCCCGACCCGGCGGGGTCGGGGAGCCCGTACCCGGGGGCCAGGGGCCGCTCCCCAGTGCGGCAGGCCAGGACGTGTCCGGCGAGCTCGGCGGCGGCACGGTCGGACAGGTCGGGCACGGTGACCAGGGCGCCGTCGGTCCCGCGTCGGAACGGGTGCGAGATCACCGGGCTACTCCCTCGCGCTCGCGCGGATGGGGCCGACGACGACGAGCTCGTCGAGGTCGGTGGCGACCACGAGCACCCGGTCGCCCACGGCGTAGACGTCCGCGATCAGGTCGACCGCGGGGATCGGGTGGGTGTGCGGGCCGGGCCCGTCGGGCTCGGTCCACCGCCGCGGGATGCGGTGCATGCCCTCCACCACGGGCAGGCCCCGCCACACCGCGCCCGGGTACCGCGACGGGATGGCCACGTCCAGGCCGGTAGGGCCGACCGCGACGACCCGGCCGACCATCGGAGGCTGCATCAGCCGTCGTCGTCGGCGCCGGGCACGCGGCCGCACCCGTTGAGGTGCGACCCCCACCAGCCGCCGGCCAGGCTCCCCGTGTGGACCCCGGACCTCTTGTTCCCGGCCTCCACGGTCCGCCCGCCGCCGGTGTACATGCCGACGTGGTGCACGTACCCCTCGCCGCGGAAGTGCCCGTGGCAGAAGATCAGGTCGCCGGGGCGCAGCTCGCTGCGGGAGATCGGGGTGCAGCGCGCGCGCTGCGCGGCGGACGTGCCGGGGATGCCGATCCCGGCGGCGCGCCACGCCCACTGGGTGAGCTTCGCGCAGTCCCACGAGCGCGGGGGGTGCGCGGGCACCCGGTACGGGTCGCCGACCTGGGCGAGGGCGTAGGCGACGGCGCGGGCCCGCCGCGACCCCGCGGCCACGCCCGCCCCGTCGCCGGTCCCCGTGCCGCCGGCGCCGTCGCCGCTGCCGGTGGCGGCCTGCACGGGCGGGGAGGGGCGCAGCGGGCGCACGCATTTCACCTCCACGTCCGACGTGCCGTCCACGGGCCAGGTCACCGTGTCCACGAGCCACGCCCCGGCCAGGTCGGGCCAGGCGGCCCCGGGGGCCAGGAGCACCCGGTGCCAGGGGCGCAGCAGCCGGCCGCGCTCCGCGGGCAGCGTCAGATCGAGGGTGCCGGCGGTGTCGGTGTCGTCGTCGGACACCTCCGCCGCCGCGGTCGCCGCGTCCGCGCCCGGGTCCGCGAGCCACGTCACCGCCCACGCGGGCAGCCCCGCCGAGCCCTGCCACGCCCACCAGCGGGACCCGAACAGGAACCGGCCGTCCCACTCCGTCCACGACCAGTCGAGGTCCCCGGCCAGGGACCCGACGACGTCCAGCTCGGACTGCGGGTCCGTGCCCCCGGCCTGCGACACGGCCTTCCGGGTCGCCGACGGCTGGCAGGTGCTCGTCCCGCCGTGCGCGGCGACCCGGGCCGCGACCCACTGCGAGGGGCTCACCCCCGCCTGCACCGTGATCTTCCTCTTCAGCCGCATCTGCCCGGCCAGCCGCGACCGGCAGCGCACCGTCACGTCCGCGCCGTCCCCGGCCAGCGCGATGCGGACCGTGCCCACCACCCACGGCCGCCCGTCCAGGGTGACCGTGGCGCCGCGGCGGGTCAGGTCGTGCCCGGCGAGCACCCCGCGCGGGTCCACGCAGTCCACGGCCAGCTCCGCGACGCTGCCCGTCGCCCAGGACACCTGCACGGAGGTGACGACCCCGGCGAGGTCCGCGGCGAGGGTGCGCCCGGCGACCGCGAGCCGGTGCAGCTCCGGGGTCCGCGTGGCCGGGTCCGCCAGGGCGGCGACGGTCACGGGGTGTCCGCGCGGACCCGGCCCAGCCGGTCGGGGCGGCGCGACCCGGCGGCCTGCGCGGCGCGCACCTGCGGGGACCGCCGGGCCGGCGTCGCGGCCTCCGCGGCGGGCAGGCCGGCGCCGGCGGGCGGCGGTAGCACCCCGTCCGGCGACCACTGCCCCCACGTCTCCCCGGTCGGGTCCACCTCCGGCACGGACACGGGCACGGGCACGGGCGGGCTCCTCTCAGACGCGCACGAGGGGCGCGGGCTGCGCGCGGACCAGCGGCACCAGGGCCCGCACCGGGCCCACCGGCACCGCCGGGTCGCTCGCGGCGGTCAGCGTCATCGACACGGTCGCGCGGGACGGCTGCCCCGACGGGGCCCAGTCGGTCTCGGTCCACCCGAGCTCGGTGACCCGCCACCGGCCCCGGTCCACGCCCGCCGTCCACAGCCGCGCCGGGGTGCGCATCCGCGCCAGGCGGCGCAGCGCGCTGATGGTGGGCAGGCAGGAGCGGGTCAGGGGGCCCACGCCGACGGGCAGGTCGTCGACGCGCACCGTCGGCAGCGCCAGCCCGGTCCGCCGCAGCAGCGGCATCCGCCCGGGCCGGGCCTGCTGCTCCCAGCTGTCGGCGGTCCCGGTGAACTCGATGCCGTCCGGCCACACGGGCAGGACCACGACCAGGTCCGCGGCCACCAGCCGGGCGCGGGCGGGGTCCGCCTGCCGGCCCTCGAGCAGGACGGTCACCGTCGCCATCAGCGGGTCCCGCGGCGGCGCCGTTCGGCGTCGATCTCCGCGACGGCGGCGCGGGCGGCGCGGCGGGCGGCGGCCGCGACGTCCAGCTCGGCGGCGAACGGGCCGTGGACGTGGACGTGGACCTCCCCGCCGGACGGGGCCGGGGCCGACGGAGCCCGGGCGGGCACCGCGGGCGGCGCGGCCCACGTGGGCACGACCACGTCCCCGGGCCGCCCGGTGGCCGCGGCGACCACGGCGCGGACCCGGTCCCCGCTCCAGGCGTCCGCCCGGTTGATCGCGGCGAGGGCGGGCAGGCCGACCCGCTGCACGGCGGCGGCGCGGGTCACGTACTCCCCCGCGGACAGCCATGCGGGCACGGAGTCGGACGTGCCCGTGCCGGGGCCGACGACGGGGCCGCCGCCGGCCCAGCCCATCGACGTGCGCCACTGGATGATCCCGGTCCATACGCGGGACGTGAGCGCCTGCAGCGCGGACCGGATGCGGGCGAGGACCTGGTCGACCTGCGCCTCCCCGGTGACGGAGACGAGCACGTTGCGGGCGGTGGGGATGTTCCTCGCCTGCTTGTCGACCTGGGAGAGCTTCGCGATGGTCTGCCCAGCGGTGGGGGCGTCGACGCGGATCGACGCGGACAGCTCCGCCAGCGCCTTCGCACGGGCCTGGGTGCGCTGCAGCGCCCGGTCGGCCTCCCCGATGTCCTTCGCCTTCCCGCGGACCTGCCCGATGAGGGTGGCCATGGGGCCGAGGGCCTTGTCGACCTCGGCGCGGGGCAGCCGCTTGGACAGCTCCGTGCGCAGCGCCCGGTAGGAGGCGGTGAGCCGGGACAGCTGGGTGGCGGGGCTCGCGCCGCCCGTGGTCGCCCGGGTGACGGCTGCCTGCACGGCGGAGGTGACCGCGGCCCGGTTGGCGACGGCGGTCTCGCTCATCCCGACCACGGTGCGCTGCCCGCGGGGCTGCTTGTCGAGGGCGGCCGCGAGCTGCTGGCGGGCGGTCCACTCCGCGTCGACGGCGGCCTGCGCGTCGAGGGTGCCGGTGAGCGCCTTGTACGCGGCGTCGAGCTCCTTCACCGCTGCCTTGCGCGCGTCGACGGCGTCCTTCGCGGCAGCCGAGTTGGCCATCTCCGCGGCGCACGCGGACGACGCGGTGAGCGCGGTGTCGGCGACGGCCGTGTTCGCCGCGGCGGCGGCGGCCGCGGCGGCCCGGTTGATCTCGAACGCCTTCTCGGAGTCGCCGCGCATGCCCCGGTAGGCGGACAGCAGCCGGCTGAGGGCGTCCTGCTGCTCCTGCAGCTCGGGGGTGCGCATCACCGCGTTGAGCTTGTCGGTGGCGGCGGCGAGCTTGTCCTCGAACGCCTGCGCGGCGGGACCGCCCTGGGTGAGCGCGGTGGTGGCCTCGGTGATCCACCCGCCGAGGCTCTTCCAGTCGTCGGGCAGCTCGGTGGTGAACCGGCTGGCGTACTGCTGCGCGGTGGCCAGGGTGGCGGCGCCGGTCGTCTTGTCGAGGGTGGCGGCCAGGTCCTCGGCGTTCCGCTGCGTGTCCTGCTGGGCCTTCGCGAAGACGCCGAGGGCGACGGCGCCGGCGGCGAGCGCGACGCCCCAGGGACCCATGAGGAACGAGCCGATCCCGGCGAGCCGGGCGCGCAGCCCGGCGGTGGCCGCGGCGGCGCCGCCGGCGTTGGAGACCGCGAGCATGAACCGGGAGATGGTGGGCGCGGCGACGAGGAACGCGGTGGTGAGGGCGCCGAGGGCGACGACGACGCCGCGGATGGGGCCGGGCAGGTGGGTCATCCACTGGGCGACGCCCTGCAGCGCGGACATGAACCCGGCGACGACGGGCAGCAGGAGGGAGCCGACGGCGACCTGGAAGCCCAGGAGGGCCTGGTTGTACTCCTTCTGCGCCGCGGAGTACTGCTTGAAGGAGGCGACCATGTCGGGGCCGACGACGACGCCGAGCTCGGCGGCCTTGGCGCGGAACTTGTCGAGGGCCGCGGAGCCGCGGTTGAGCATGGGCAGCATCTGCAGCCCGGACCGGCCGAACAGCTGCACGGCGAGCGCGGTCTTCTGCGCGCCGGCGGGCATCCGCGCGAACGCGTCGGAGATCTGCGGCAGCAGCTCCCCCAGGGGCTTCACGTTCCCGTTCGCGTCGCGGAAGTCGAAGCCGAGCTGGGCGACGAGGTCGCCGGCGCGCTTCTCGGACTTCGACGCGGACTCGAGGTTCTTCCCGAGGAACCGCACCGAGGACGCGAACTGGTCGGCGGTGACCCCGGACAGGGCGGCGGCGTTGTTCCACCGCGACGCCTCTTCGACGGTGCCGCCGAGGACCCGCTGCGTGGCCAGGGCCTGGGAGACCAGCGTCTTGGTGGCGTCGACGGCCTTCTTGCCCATGAGCGCGCCGACCAGGGCGGACGCGGCGCCGACCTTCTGCAGGGTGGCGTGGTAGCGCTGCAGGGCGTTGCCGGCGCGGGCCCACCCGGACACGGGGGCGGCGGTGGCGGCGCGGATCTCCCGGTTGACGCGGGTCTGGGCGGCGGCGAGCCGGTCGAGCTCGCGGCGGGACGCGATCCACTGGGCGCGCAGCCGGTCGTACTCGCCCTGTCCCTTCCCGGTCTCCCGCAGGGCCCGGTTGGCGGCGGCGGCCTCCTTGCCGAGCCGGGTGAACTCCGCCCGCGCCGCCTTCAGCTTCGCGCTGAGGTCGTCCTTGGCGGTGAGCTTGACCTGCAGCTCATCGACGGGCACGGCTCACCTCCTCCTCGAGGGCGGCGACCCCGGCGCGCACGACGGCGTCGAGGAGGGGCAGGTCGTCCAGGTCCGCGTCGAGGACGTCCCGGGCGCTGCCGAGGCGCAGCCGCGCCCACGCGACCGCGAGCCGCACCACGGGGTGGGCGGGGAGGGCTACCGGGTCGTAGGGTCCGGGCGGTCGTCCTCCACGATGAGGGTGTCGGTGCCGCCCATCCCGGACTCGGCGAGCAGCGCCGCGCTGATCCGGTCGACGACCGCGTCGGAGCCGTACGCGGCGAGGACCGCGTCCACGGACGAGGCGACGCCGAGGACGGCCCACAGCCCGGGGTCGCGCCACGTCAGGGGCTGGCCGTCGTCGCCGGCCGCGAGCGCGCCGTGGCACTCGACCCGCTCGCAGTGGATCGCGAGGATCGACGCGGCCATGTCCCGCCACGCGGTGTCCCGGTCGGCCGACCGGGAGTCGGCGCGGGCCTGGGCGCGGCGGCGCAGCGAGGCGATCTGCGTGGAGTCGTGGGGCACCCGGTAGGTGACGGTCCACGCCGGGGCGTCCGGGTCGGTGACCCGGACCCGGCGGGCGCGGCGGGCCGCGGACTCCGACATGGCCAGGCGCACCGCGTCGGCGAACGACCGGGGCCCGTCGTCTACGGCCACGGTCCCCGCGTCTGCCCGGCCGGGGGAGGGCAGGCCGGTGGCGAACTCCACGGTCACGCCTTGCCGCCGACGGTCCAGGTGACGGTGAGCTTGACGGGCTCGGAGCCGTTGGCGTTGGCGTCGGCGCCGCCGCGCTTGTACGCCTGCACGGCGCAGCGCACGTACGTGTCGGGGGCGCCGACGGGCACGCCGTCCGCGTCCAGGTGCACCAGGGAGATCGACGTGCCCTCGTACGCGTTGCCGCGGGTGAGCTCCGCCCAGATCGCGGGGTCCCGCTCGGAGTCCCAGACCCGGGTGAGGGTGAGGTCGTCGTGGTCCTGCCGGGACGTGAGGACCTTCTGGGGACCCATCGCATCGGTGCGGATCTTCGTGTTGGTGCGGGAGCCGCCCGGCTCGCTGGCGGTGTCCCACTCCCCCGGCATGGTGGACACGCGCACGCGGACCCGGTCGGACGTGAACAGCAGACCCATCGTCGTCTCCTGGGCGCTCAGATGGTGGCGGTGGCGTCGCCCGCGGCGACGACGAGGTCGACCCAGTCGGCGGTCTCCACGTTGCGGTACCCGATCCGCGCGGAGATCCGGTTGTCGACCGGGCTGGTGCCGGGACCGGCCTCGACCCGGTACCCCGGGTCGACCTGCTTGCCGTCGGGGGCGTAGCGGGGCTGCAGGTAGGCGGCGTGGCCGGCCATGACCGCGGACAGCTCGGACACGACGTCGGCGTAGGTGGCGGGGGTGCCCGGGGCGCCGACGGCGACCCGCTCGCACACCGCGGTCCCGTCGTAGACGACGGAGTTGGCGAGGTCCCGGTAGTGGGCGTCGGCGAGCGCCGCGTTCCCCACCAGCGCCGCGGCGGTCCTCCAGCTGTACAGGCGGGTGATCCCGCCGATCGCGGCGACCACGGACACCCCGGCGGCCTCGAGCGTGGCGAACTCCGCGTCGGAGATCGCCGTGACGGGGGTGACGTCGTAGACGCGGGCGGCGAACCGCCACGCGACCGGGTTCTGCCCCGGGTCGACGGTGTGGGCCTGGGCGCGCAGCCCGGCGACGAACCCGGCGGGGACGACGGTCTTCACCCCGCCGGGGGTGCCGTCGGGGACCCGCACGCTCGGCCAGGCGAGCACCGAGTTCTCCGCGCCCGTGTACGTGCGCACGGTGGCCAGCGCGGTCTGGGCCTGCACGGCGGTGGACGCGTCGGGGGCGGCGTGGACCGCGAGCCGCCCGTACGCCTGGGCGTGCGCGGCCAGCGCCGCGCCGGACGCGGTGTGGTCGGCGCCGGGGGTGGCCACGGCCCCGGGCCCCCACCCGGCGCCCACCAGGGCGAGGACCGCCGCCCAGGACACGTTGGCGTAGTCGTCGGTGCCCGAGGCCAGCGGGGTGGAGGCGACGTCCGACCCGGGCAGCGACCCGCTCGTGGTGACGGTGACGTCGGGGTCGTACGCGGCGGCGTCGACCAGCGCCGCGGCGGTGGCCCCGGTGTACGCGCGGGTGCCCGACGCGGTGACCACGGTGAGGGTCTTCGTCGCGGACGTGTACTGCGCGGTCCACGCGTTGGCGTTGGCGCCCGGGTAGCGGGCGGTCACCACCAGGGCGCCCGAGGCCAGGGACACGGTGGCGGCCGTCCTGGCGGGGCCGAAGGCGCGCTGCACGGCGACCTCGGCGACCCCGCAGCGCAGCGCCAGCTCGACGGTGTCGTACATGGCGGTGCCGCCGGTGCGCGCCCCGTACAGCGCCGTGTACTCGCGCAGCGTGGTGACCAGGCGGGGGGCGTCGACGGGACCGGTCTGGGTCTGCCCGGCCACGATGAGCCTGCCCGAGACGGGGCCGAGGCTGACGGGGGTGGACGGCGCGGAGACGAGACTGGTGATCGTGCGCGTGGGCACCGGTCACTCCCCCTTGCGGGTCTTGGCCGGCGGCGCGGGCTGGCCGTCGGGCGCGGGAGGCTCGAGGTCCTCGAGCGGGACGGGCTGGGCGGGGGTGGGGTCGGGCGGCTCGGCGCCGACGCCGACCGACGCGCGCACACGCGGCACGGGGGCCTCCAGGGCAGGCGGGGGCAGCCGCCCGCGCCCGCGGGCGCGTCGGCTACCGGCGGGAGAGGGGAGGGAGAGGGAGGGGGGTCAGTCGAGGGGCTGGGAGGCGTCCCGCGGCCCGGCGGCCACGTCCGCGCCCGTCACCGGGGCCGGGGCGGGCAGCGGGTCGAGGACCTCGATGCAGCGCACGGGCAGGTCGAGCTGCCCGGCGGCCAGGGGGCGGCCGGCGAGGGTCTCCGCGGCCGCGCCGGTGGTCTCGCGCAGCTCGGCCGGGTTCCACGTCAGCGCGCCCGCGCCGCGGGTGGCCATGAGCGACTCCCGGACCGCCAGCAGCAGCCGGTCGCGGTCGCGGCTGGCGGCGGCGAAGTCGGCGACGGTCGCCGCGGAGCAGGCCACGACGACGCGCAGCCCGTAGACGGTGCGCCACCGCTGCGGCTGCCCGCCGACCGCGGGACCGGCGGTCTCGGCCCCGGCCAGGTCGGTGGTCTGCACCACGACGACCGGGTACGCGCCCTCCGCGCGGGGCAGGCCGTCGGCGAGCAGGTACCCGGCGTCGGGGTCCGGGTCGACCGGCGACGTCACGCCGAGGGCGGCGCGGACGGCGGCGAGGCGCACGGGGACGCGCTGCGCGAGGAGCGCGGCGACGGTGGCGCGGACGTGCTCGTGGCCCAGCACGTCAGGCCGCCCCGGCGGCGGGGCCGAGGACGGCCTTCGCCATCGCGTCGAGCATCTCCTTCTTCTCCGCGGGCCTCAGCGGGGGCACGGGGTCCCGCTTGGGGGCGTGCCCGCCGCGCTTGGCGAACAGGCCGCCGCGGACGTCGGCGCCGTCGGCGGGGCCGAACACCGCGTACCGGGGCCCGGAGCGGCGCGGGGTCGCCGAGGTGAGGGCGTCGCGCAGCGCCCCCGTGCGGACCAGGGGCCCCCCGGTCCGCGGGGCCATGAGGCTCTTGGAGGACAGGGGCGCCCACCCGGGACCCGCCGACGCGAAGATCTTCCCCTCGCGCTCGGCCCACACCCGGCCGACCTCCGGCCACGCCTTCGTCAGGTCCGCGGCGCGGCGGGCCATGCCGTCGAGCCGGGAGACGACCGGCTCGACGTGGATCTCCAGCGCCCCGGCCACCGCGGGCCTCCTCAGGCGAGGACGACCGGCCGCAGCGCGTCCAGCGCGGCCCGCTCGTCGGGGGTCAGCAGCCGCGCGCCCACGTCCGGCCCGGCGTACGCCAGCCCCTCCGGACCCGTGTACGAGGTGCGCTGCATCGGGTTCGTCCACGACCGGGCCGCGACGCGGGTGGCGACGTTGCGGGCGACGTCGGACTGCCACGACCCGTCCGCCCACCCGGTGGTCGCGTCGACCTCGACGGCCTGCCCGGTGCGCCCGGGGACGGCGAGCATGTCCCCGGCCAGCGTCCACGCCGCGGCGGGCACCCCGGCGACGGTGACCGCGTGGACGGCCTGGACGGGGCCGTCGGGCACGGTGAGGGTGGCCGCCCACGGCAGGACCGTGGTGGCCCGCCGGGTGGTGACCGTGGACCGCAGGTAGCCGCGGACCACCGCCGACGCCGCCGCGCACGCCGCGGCCACCGCGGCCGCGGAGCCCGCGGGGATGGCCTGGTCGAGCAGCGCGGAGACCTCGGCCGGGCTGGTCAGGTCCACGTCACCCGCCGCGGGGCACCCGGACGCGCACGGCCCGCTCGGGGGCGGCGGCCCGGTGCGGCGGGGGCACCTGCACGCCCAGCCCGGCGGAGGCGAGGTCGCGGGCACGGTGGTGGGTCACCCGCACCACCGCGCCCGCGGCCCCCTCCGGGGCGTCCGCCGACAGCCGCACCCAGGGCACTACCGCTCCTTGCCGGCCAGGCCGTCGACGAGGGACTCCGCGGCCGCGGCGGCCGCGGCGGCGACCCGCTCGTGCCCGGCCTTCGCCTCGGCGATGCCCGGGTCGGCCGGGACGGCCGGGGCGGCCGGGTCGACCGCGCCGGTGCGGGCGGCGTCGTCGGCGTCGGACACGGCCTTCTGCACGAGCTGCTCCACGGTGGCCTCCCGGGCCACCGCCGGGTCGCCGACGAGGACCGGGTCGGTCTGGTCGGGGGTGCCGTCCACGCGCACCGAGAGCATCGCGACCCGGTCGCGGCCCCCGGCGACCACCGGGCCGACCTGCGCGGTGCCGGCCTCCACCGGCGACGGCGAGGCGGGCGCGGCGGGCTTGTCGGTCTTCTCGCTCATCGTGTCTCCCTGTCCCGCGACGGGTGTCAGTCGGTGCCGGTGGTCTTGAACGCGCGCACCGCGCCCGCGTTCTGCACGGTGCCGTCGGCGCGGCGGAACGCCAGGAACGCCTGCTGCAGGTAGTCCGCGTACCGCTCGGTCAGCCGCAGCACGGTGATCCCGTCCACGAGGCGGATCACGTACGCCTCGTGGAAGTTCCCGAACAGCAGCGACACGGAGTCCTTGGCGATGGTGGGCAGGTCGTTGTTGATCACGACCGGGTACCCGAGGAGCGTGTCGGCGGCGCCGGCCTGCAGCGACGGCTCCCACAGCGGCCGGTTCGTGGAGTCGAGCAGCTTCCGGGCGGCCTTGCGCACGCTCTGGTGCATCATCCACGCCAGCCCGGCCCCGGCGCCGTACGCCGGGTCGAGCGCCTCCTGCAGGTCGACGAGGTTCGCGTACGACACCCCGCCCGTGGTCGCCAGCGACCCGGTGCCGGTGACCCCGACGGTCGCCGACGTGGCGATCCCGTCCGGCTGCCCGGTCCCGGTGCCGGTCGTGAAGTGCGCGTTGAGGATGCGCCCGACCCGCTCCCCGAGCTTGCGGGCCAGCCACGAGTCGAAGTCGGGGGCGTCCTCGAGCAGCTGCAGCGACGCGCGCACCAGCTTCGACGTGTACATGTACGCGTCGAGGCTGGCGGTGCCCAGGGTGACGTCCTGCTCGGACACCTGGGTGTTCTCCGCGAGCAGCGCGCCCACGTTCGACGTGTCGTCGTTGGTCGGCCAGGACAGGTTCGCGCCGGTCGTGGTGGTGATGACCTCGGCGACGTCGAGCATCGGCCCGAACGCCTTCTGCGTCTCCACGAAGATCCCGCGGAACGTGTCGGGCACCGCGTAGCCGCCGGCGGACGCCGTGCCCACCCCGGCGGCGCGCAGCTCCGCGCCGTCGACGCGGCCGTGGCGCAGCGCGGCGCGCTGCTCGGGGTCCAGGCCGAACTCCCCGGCCCGCAGGTACGCGGCGAACGCGGCCGCGTAGTCCCCGCGCGGCTGCGCGTCCGGGGCGGCGCCGCGCGGCTCGGGCAGCCCGGACCGGTCGACGGTGTCCAGGGCGCGGGCGCGGGCCTCGTGCCGCTCCAGCCGGTCGACGTCCGCGCCGATCCGGTCGATGTCCGACTCCTGCGCGTCGTAGGAGGAGCGCTCCTCCGCGGTGAGGTCCCGGCCCTCGGCTTCCGCCTGGGCGAGGGTGTGCTTCATCTGCTCCCAGATGCCGGCGCGCTGCTCGCGCAGGGCCTGGAGGGTGGGCATGGGGTCTCCTTCCGCGCACGCGGACAGGCCCGGCCCGGGCACCCGGGACGGGGAAGGTCGAAACAGGGGGAAGAGGGGGGGAGAGGGGGGAGAGGGGCGGGGGCCGGGTGGGCGGCCGGGGGTGCTACAGGGGCAGGCGGTGGTAGGCCGCGGACAGGCGCAGCCGCGCCCGCGCCACGGCCAGCCCCGGCGGCGGGCCGCCGGCGGGCGGCTCCGGGTCCGCGGGGACGGGCGCCCCGGCGGGGCGGGCGGCGTCGCGCTCGGCGCGCACCGCGCGCACCTGCGCGTCCGTGCCCGCGTACGCCGGGTAGGTCACCAGGGACACGTCGTACAGCTCGGCGGCCTCGAGCAGCACCCGCAGCTCGCTGCCGTCCTCGAGCACGTCCCACCGGCTCGAGGCGACGTCGAACGAGAAGCTCATCCCGGTGACGTCGCCGCGGCGCACCCGGCCCGCCCACATCGCGGCGTCCGGGTCGCCGGGGTCCAGGTCCGCGTCCACCACCAGGCCGGTGGCGTCGGTGGACAGGCGCATCGTCGACCCGCCGCGGGCGAGCACGATGTTCGGGTCGTGGTTGACCAGCAGCGGCGCGGCCGCGTCGAGGACGCCGGCGAAGAACCCGGGGTCGACCTCCTCCCACCAGCCGTAGTCCCCCGGGCCGATCCACGCGCGCTGCCCGAACACCGCGGCGTGCCCGGTGAACACGATCGGCGCCGGGCCGTCGTCGCCGTCGGCCCCGCGGGTCTGCACGGCCGGGGAGTCCAGCGGGACCGCGCGGGTCTCCCGCGTCCGGGTCGTCTCAGGCACCGTCCACCTCCGGCTCCCCCGGGTCCTGCGCGCCGCCGGCGTCCGCCGGGGCGGCGCCGACCTCGGTCATGTTCAGCGGCTGCATGTACGCGTCCCCGCCGGCGACGGGGGTCATGTCCTCCAGCCGGCGCACGTCGTTCACGGACAGCCAGCCCCACTGCCGGCCCGTCGCGTAGGACGCGTACCGGGCGGCGGTGTCCCCGCGGAGCAGCCCCTCCAGGGCGTACCGGGCGTACACCTCCGCGGGGCGCAGCAGCCCGGTCAGCCGCTGCTCCACCCGGGTCAGCCACGGGCGCAGCGTGAACCGGACGAACCCGATCGCCTGCTGCTCGATCCCGCTGCCCCACGACGTGGACCGGTCGACGTCCATGAGCAGGTGCGGCGGCACCCCGAAGATCCGCGCGACCTCCACGACCTGGAAGCGGCGGGTCTCCACGAACTGCGCGTCGCCGGGGGGGATGCTCATGGGCTGGAACTTCGCCCCGGAGTCGAGGACGGCGACGTCGTGGGCGTTGACCAGCCCCGCGACCCTGGCCTTCCACCGGGTCTTCAGCTGGTCGGCGGTGGCCTGGTCGAGGCGCTGCTCGGTCTGCAGCACCCCGCTCATCAGCGACCCGTTCGCCCACAGCCGGGCGCCGTACTCCTCCGCGGCCAGCCCCAGGCCCAGGCCCTGCCGGGCCACCCGGATCGGGGACACCCCGCAGATCCCGTCGTAGCCCAGCCCGGGCACGTGCAGGACCTCCGCGTCCGTGTACGCCCGCGACCCGTCGACCTCGTACACCTTCCGGTGCGACCCGGACGGGTCGTCCCGGTCCACCCCGGTGCGCCCGGCGCGGACCCGCGACGGGTGCAGCGGCCACAGCTCGCGGACCACCCCGGACCCGTCGCGCGCCACGGACAGGTACGCGTTGCCCCACAGCAGCAGGTGGCAGTAGACCGTCTCCCACAGCTCCAGCGGCGTCATGTCCGGGTGCGGGGCGCGCAGCAGCCGCGCCGACGGGGACCGGTCCCCCGCGGGCAGCCGGGTGTCGTCGACCGTGCGGTACGCGTGCAGCGGCAGCGACGCGCACGTCCCGGCGATCAGGTTGACCGCCCGCCACACCGCGGACAGGCCCAGGCTCCCGGCCTCGGTCACCGCCGGCCCGGCCACCGTGGCCGCGCCCGCGTCGAGGACCCGGACCACCTCCGCCGCGGACACGGGCACGGCCGGGTCCTCCAGCGACCGCGTCTCGGCGCGGCGGGGACGCAGCAGGCTCACCGGGCTGCCCCGTCCGGCCCGGCCCGGGTCACCACGCGGGCCACCCCTGCACCGCCGCCACGACCAGTACCGCGGGGACCGCGGCGGCCGCGCAGAGCAGCAGCGCGCCGGACACCAGCGCCGACGCGACCCGCTCGGCGCGGCCCATCGGCGGCTCGCACGCCGGAGGCCAGAACCACGGCCCGCCGGTCACCGCGGGCCCCGCGCCTCGGCGGCCACGACCGCCGCGGCCCCGGCCACCGCCAGCGCGGCCGGCCAGCACAGCACCGCGACCCCGGCGACGACCGCCAGCAGCCCGACCGCCTCGAGGAGGTCCCAGCGCGACACGCGGACCCCCCTCCTGGTCACCAGATCGTCGGGGCGGCGGTGTCCGGGCGCGTCGCCCACCCGTGCAGCGCCAGCGCCGCCGCGCGCACCGGCCCGACGTCGGCGTCCGACGCGGCCGGGTCGAAGTCCCACGCCGACCCCACATCCCTGCGGCGCGCCCCGGCCGCGGACGCGGCCAGCAGCGGGTCCCCCGAGTGGCGCACCGTGCCCGCCTCCACCCGGTCGAACAGGCCCCCGGCGGCGGCCAGCCGGTCCCGCGGCCCCGCGGGCACCACGTCCACCCCGGCGCGCACCAGCTCCGGGACCAGGGCGCCGGCGGCGCCGCCCGGGTCCAGCAGCACCCGCACGCCCAGCCCGGCGGCCACGCCCACCACCCACGCGACCCCGGCGGCGGGGCGGACCACGTCCAGCCACGGCAGCCCGTCGGGGCCGGCGGCGGCGACGGCGACGGTGGCCGACGACCGGTCCCGGGCCACGTCCACCGCGGCCACCACCGGCAGCGGCCCGGGCAGGTCCGCGGCCAGGGCGGGCCAGCGGCCCGCGGGCAGCGCCGCCGGCGCCGCCGCGTCCACCCCGGCCACCGGGTCCGTCCACCAGCCCAGCCGCTCCCGGGCGAACTCCTCCGGGGCCATCGCGCGCCGCTCGGCGCGCAGGTGCTCCACCGTCATCCGCCGGCCCAGCGCCGGGTTGGCCTCCGCCCACCGGGTCTCGTCGTCCAGGGCGCACCCGGGCGCGCCCTGGTGGTGGTCGCAGCCCGGGTCCGCGCAGCCGCCCGGCTCGGTCCCGTACTCCGCGTACGCCAGCGACGGGTCCCCGCCCGCCCGGCCGCGTTCCCGCAGCCGGCGCAGCACCGCGGACGTCACCAGGCCCGCGCTCGACCCGTACCGCACCTGGGAGCCCGGCCGCGCGGACAGGACCGGCAGCAGCGCGCCCATCATCTCGTCGGTCAGGTACAGCGCCTCGTCGAGGAACACCTCGTCGGCGGCCAGGCCCCGCCCGCCGCCCGACGTGCGCGCCAGGAAGTCGACTCGGCAGCCGTTGCGCAGGGCGATGCCCTCGTCGCCGGTCGACACCCGGACCCGGGAGACCCGGCGGCGCAGGTGGTCGTAGTTGTCGACCAGCCCCTTGAGCGCGAGGAACGACTCGCGGCAGGTCTTGAACCGGTGCGCGGTCCACACGATGCGCGGCACCCCGCGGACGAACGCGGAGTGCAGCGCGGCGGCCTCCATGCACCACGTCTTGAGGTTCTGCCGTCCGGCGACCAGGCACGTCTCGAACGCCGCCGGGGACCCGTCGGCGCGCTCGGCGAGCATCACGTCCAGGACGAGCCGCTGCGCGGGGTCGGCGACCCGGCCCACGGACGCGGCCAGGTCCACGGCCTCCGGACCCGCGGTCGACGCGTGCGGCGGCGCCCACAGCCAGCGGGGCCGGACCGAGCCGACGAGGCCGGGGTCAGCCGCCGCGGCGACGCTCACGGGCCGCGGCCAGGTCGTCCAGCGGGTCCGACGAGGCCGCCGCGTCGGACAGGGCCGCGTCGAGGCAGGCCCGCAGCTCCCGGGCGATCCCGGGCATCGCGGCCTCCGGGGCGCGGGACAGGGCGCGGGCGAGGTGCTCCGCGGCGACGCCGGCCGGGTGGGACCGGCGCCCGGCCGCGGCGAGCGCGGCGGCGACGGCGGCGTGCATGTCGGGCAGGTCCCCCGCGGCGGCGGGACCGGCGGGGCGGGCGGGCCCGCGGCCCTTCGTGGCGCCGGCGCGCCAGGCCCGCTGCCGGCACGCGCCGGAGCAGTAGAGGGCGCGGGGGCTGGCCGAGACGACCGGCCGGCCGCACACCGCGCACGGCCGGCCGGTCACGCCGGCCGCCCGCGAGGACATGCCGAGCCTGCCCGCTCCTCCATGGGGCCCGGGCCGGTGATCGCGCCGCCGGGCCCGGGAAGAAATGCCGAG